CCATAAACTTTTTTTAAGTCTGTGCTTGCTTGGTTATCAAACGCTTGATAAATCGCTTTACGCAAATTTCCAGACTTCACACCGATACTATTTACATTAACCTTAACTTGATCGTAAATCACTTGCGCACCCGCTTGTGCCGCTGGTCTAATCGCGTCTTCGATGCCTTCGCCTAAATCCTTAATCAAGGCATTAAATTCTGACATATCCAAATTCATCGAGATCATCGAACCACCTCACAAGCTAAATCTACATGCTCTCTTTTCGCCTCATCAGGCAATACAGCTAAAATTCTGTACGTGATGCCGTTATAAACAACCTGCATCGCGTTTGTTATGTCTTCGCGGTATCTAATCCGAATCGAAGCCTTCGCCACGCTAGTAGGTGAATCGCCCTTCATCGTTTCGACACCATTCATAAACCGGATATGCGCCCAAGGACTTGCAAAAGTCGTCCATGTATTCAATGGCTGACCTAAATCATCTTGAGTCGTTGACTGTGACTGAATCACAATCTTCCGGTTTAGTTTCCCAACGTTCATACGACTGCCACCGTAAATTCATCAAGCAAACGATCTGCCAATCCCAAAGAATAAGTCTGCTTATCTGTAACGCTTGCGCGATTTTCGTACAATGCTGTTACGCACAACTTAATCCAAGTGATAATTGGAGCTTCCACCGATGCCGCCAAAACATAGCCAGTTGTAAATGTCACTTGCACACATTCCGGCTGCGACCTAAACAGCGGCCATTCTTGGCCATGCGCCAAAGTTATATACGGCTCGTACTCGCTGCCTAAAACAGCTTGATACACGCTTGGGTCAAGATCAGTCAAAACTCCATCAGTATTGATGTACTTCACATGCGTCACAGCGGAAACAACAGGCTTTCTCAACACTAAATTTTCAAATGAATCCGTCCTTAACTGCCAATGCTGGTGCATAATTGCGCGACCCATCATGTGTTCCGCGCTGCGCGTAGCCGTATCAATCAAAGCCTGTATAAGCACATCTTCATCGCTATGATCTACGCGAAGATGCAACTTCATATCAGCCAATGATACAGGGCTATCAGTCGGGGCAGTTATAAGACGTAAGCTCATTATTTGTTCTCTTTTGCGTATGCAACCGCGCTAGGATGCGAATCAATCGCGCCCATTTCTTCACCTGTCTTTACGTCATTCTCGGATAACGTCACCACATCGCCAACATTACCGAAATGACTGTCACGAAGACATACCGCTTCGATCATTCCGTCATTTTGTTTTTTCGTTGCCATTTCTTATCCTTTCAAATAAGGGAGCCGAAGCCCCCTTATCACTCATTAAGTAGCTCCGAGCCTATTGATATACACCTTGACTGCCCCAGTATCTAACAAGTTAGAACCAGTACGAGTCCAGCCGCAGAAACCGACCTGACCATTCAACGCAAACGCTGAGTCATCGAAACGACGCATTGTAGTAGAGCCTTGAACGTCACGAATCACGAATTGAGAGAAGTCACCAAACGCAATAGATTTTGCATTTGCCGCCATCGCTGCAACGTCATCATTCACTGTGTAAGCATAACCGCATACAGTTGCTGGAGCGCCATTTGTGATAGATTCAGAATCGCCAGGTGTCCAAATCGGACGGCCTGTTGTGTCTTTCATCTTGCGCAAAACCGCCAAAGTCGTATCACGGAACATGAAACGAGCATTGCCACGATACGCACTATTGACAGAGTGAATCAAGTCAATCAAATCATCGTAAATCACCGTCAAAGTTTGACCAGTTGTGCCAGTCTTACCAGTAGCCGCACGAGCCATTACACCGAAAGGCTGAGAAGAACCAGTGCCGACTGTGTAATGCGTATTTGTGATACGACCCAAACGCTGAGCCAATCGATTTACAACAAACTGAATCACATCAATTGCTGAATCTTGAATCAATTCAACAGGCAACGCGATTTTCTTTGAACTGTACTTGTACGGGTTCACCGCAACAGTGCCAAATGTAATATCAGCACCAGTAGCAGCAGCATTTTCCGCAACGATCTCACCCACTTCTGATGTGCCGTCAGATGTAGGGTAATTCAAAGAGTTACCGCCAGCAGTTGAAATGATTTGCGATACTTGACGCATACCACCAAAAGCCTTCATTGCGTCCACAACCATCGCAGCGATCTCAGCAGGTACAGTGTAACCACCTTCAGCCGCTGTAGTCGTTGACATAGCATTGCGAATCGCTAATGCTTGCTCAGTCGATACGTTGCTACCGTAGCGCATGTACAAGGCAACAGCCGCAACAGCGTCGATTGTGTCGTTTGGCTTAGCTGCGTTTGTCGCATCTTTGAAGAAGTTTTCCGCATCAAATTCACGGCTCTTTTCGATAGATTTGATTTGCTTTTGCGCAGATTCAATTGAGTTAGTAAAACCGTCAAATTTCTCTTGATCTTCATTAGACCAAATTTGACTACCCTTTTCCGCCAGCATTGCATTTGCTTGATTCGAGAAGTGTGCGATCTTCTCACGCAAAGATTGGATATGATCCATTGTTTAGTTCCTTTCAAAAAACTATATCTAGTAACCGACTAGGGCGGTTTTGTTGCGCGAGAACGCCTACAAAACTTGTAGCAATTTCAGTCTATTTGCATTTGACTGAAACACAGTATTTTCAACAACAGGATCAATAATTTCCCACTATTTCCTGTTTTTCTTCAATCTTTGGAGCCTTTGAATATGCAGAAAGGTTCCATGTGTTTTTTACAGATGCAGTACCAGCAATTCGATCAATAAAGCCATTTTCTAATGCTTCTTTTGCTGTCATCCAAGTTTCATCTTCCATCATTGCGGAAATTTCCTCTGCACTCTTTCCTGTCTTTGTCGTGTAGTCTTCAATGATCGACAACTCTAACTTTTCCAAAAAATCAGCAGTTTTTCTCAATGCAGACTTATCACCATAAGCCATTCCAAAAGCATTATGTATCATGAAGTGAGCGCCATTCGCCATTTCAACTTCATTGCAAGCCAAAGCTATTGAAGTGCCAGCAGAAGCGCATAAGCTGCCAATGTGCGCAACTGTTTTAGCTTTCACATTGCGAATCACGTCGATTATCTCGCGGCTTTCAAACACTGAGCCGCCCGGGGTATTAATGTTGAAAATGATTGTTTCAGCATCGCCAGCTTTTGCAATAGCCTCGCGCAAATCCATTGCGTTTATTCCGTAGTCTTGCTCAACGATGCCCTGCAAATAAATCGTGACGGTGCTACTATCAACAGCCAAATTCATGACAGAAGACTTGTCGATTTTATTGGTCAAGTACAGCTTTAAAATATCGTTCATTTCACTACCTCATTATTTCCGCGCTGCGCTCTAAATACATCATCACCGCCATCAATCGGAGGCAATCGCTTAACTCTACGAACTTCATTAACACTCATCCAACCGTCACCGGAACCGGGACCACCGATTGAATCTCTAAAGTATTTCGCTTGTGCTGCGCTGTCACCTTCGATCAACGCGTCACGATAGAACTCAATAAACTTCCCAGATTCACGCGGAAATAGCTTTCTGTTTAATTCTTGCTCAATCTTCTTTAGCCAAGGCTGCAACGTGTATTGCATGAAATTGCGCCCTTGCTCTTCGTAACCAGCACCAACACCAGATGCGCCAGAAGTCTCACCAACCATGTGTGGAGGAACCCCAAACGCTCGGCAAATATCGACTACATTGTATTTTTGCCCCTCTATCAATTGGGAATCAGCAACAGACATACTGATTTTTTCAGCTTTCAATCCCTGCGTTAAGACTAGCGGCAACTTGTGAGCATTCGATCCTGAATACTTATTCACAAAAGCCGCTTGCAATCCTTCCACTTGCTCAGGGTTCATTTTGCCCGGTGAACTGAGAATCATTGACGGATGCGCACCACCTTCAAAATACTTACCAGCGTATTCAGTCATGGCAATAGAATTACCAATAGAACCACGCGCACCGTATTGGATAACTGACATTGATCGAAGATTTACATCATCAAAACCAAGCCCGTGGAAATGTAAAATATCCGAAGTATCAAACCACGTAGAAATATTATGCTCAGGTATATTGACGTAATAACGAACCTCGTTATTTACACGTTGAGGTGATACACAGCCCCAAGGTAGAGGTAATAGCTCTCGAATAGACCCATTTAACGATCTACGGATCAAAACAAAAGAATCGCCCCTGAGAAGCTGCCCCATAGAGACAAATTCCCAAAAAGACGCAGATGTATAATTATTTGATGGTTGTTCGTTGAGTTTATACCACAAATCGTCACGCGGTAATTTTTCTGGTATATCATCGCCATCACGACGATAAATATTCAAGGGTAGAGAAATGAGCGATATCTTAAAGTTG